CGTTGATGCCCTGGTGCTCGTAGTCGATGGCGACCGGCATGCCCCAGGCGGCAAAAGCGGCGACCACGGATTGAGGGTTGGCCCGGTAAGGGCCGCGGCCGTCACGGCCGGAGAACGTCCCGGCGGGGATCAGATGCACCCACTCGGGCGCGGGGCCGGCGGGGAGCTCGATTGCGTGGGTGGATTGGAGGGGGTCGTTTGCCATGACCGCAATGATGCGGGATGGCGGGGTGGGGGTTAAGGCGGATGGGGTTCCGCCCCAAGACGGGTTTGGCGCAAGATCAGATTAACACCACAAAAACCGCTTGACAACAGAGACCGGAATACTTAACGTTCACCTCAGTGCTAAACACACTTTTTAACAGGCGGCATCCGCGCCCGAAAGTCCGCGTTTTTTTTCGCCCTCTTTCCGTGCAAGCCGAGCAAGTTTATGGCCGGGAGTGCGAGGAATACAATACCCGCAAGGGGAATAACTCCGCCGTCCTGTTACGGTGTTTAGCTCCCGGCCACCCGCAAGGGGCCACCACACGACTAAACATCGTTAAACAGGAGAGCATCATGTCATCACTCAAAATCGTTGAAACAAAGAATATCCCCGGCGCCTGGTACGAGTTATCAGGCCGCATCTCGGCAGCACGCGCCGTAATTGACTGCGCCCTGGAATCTCTACCCGTCGGTTTGCAGGGCATGCAATATGGCCGCATCAACAACACCGGCCACCTCATCGCGGCAGTCCAGTACCTCCTTGACCTCATGGATCAAGATTCCAGCCGCCTCGAACAGCAACTTAAAGCGTAAAGGAGCCGAACATGGCCAGCCTGACAGAAGCTAAACCGGTACTGCATGTGCCATTTGTTAAATACGATATCTGGCTGGTAGATTTCAGGGGTGCCCCATTTGTCCCTTTGAGGCCAATATGCGATGTGCTCGGTTTGAATTTTAACCGGCAAGTTTCCCGTTTGCGGCACAGCAAAGAGCCCTACGGCATCCGATCGGTTGCGGCAACAGAGGAAGGCAAGATCATGCACCTCGATGCAATCCCGCTGGAAAACCTTAGCGCGTTCCTGTTTACGCTCAAATCCGTCCTCCATTTGGTGTTTCTGCGGAACTTCAAAAAGTCGGCGGCCAGGTCGCTGGTTTTCTTCTGGTCGAGATACCAGCGCGAATATGTATCCCCAAAAACAGTTGCGGCGGAATTGGCCACGATAACGAGATTGTTACAAATACAGAACGGGACGCAACCCGCTTCTCCAGTTAAAAAGCCGCCCCAAATTACGCCCGATACGGTTGTAAAAATAAAGGCAGCGAAGGCGTCAGGAAAAAACATCACCCAGGTCGCTCGACAAATGGGTCTCTCTCGTACCGCCGTAAGCCTGATCCTGTCCGAAAAATACAAAACCAAAGCATCCGGCACCGCGATCCGTCCGTAAGGCATCAACAGACGCGTTACTGAACGTTTGAAACCTTTCGTAACGGGCGAAGATAGGTGTAGGTAGCCTAAAAACACAAAAGCCGCTAGAAACGCATCCTAGCGGCTTTTGTATTTTCATCCCTGAGACTCAAACCGCTTGCGCTAAATATTCGTGGATCAGCTCAAGAACACTCGCTTCGTCTTCCGCCCCCAGTGTATGCGCTTCGGGGTCGCCGAACAACATGCCACGGCGCACCATCTTGCGGGTGCCGAATTCGTGGGCAGACGGATAGGAGTAGACGCCCGCCCCGCTGCCGCTCACCGCGCCGAAGCCGATGGTGACGCTGTCGGCGTCGGCGTGGTGGTTGAGGCTGTTCAGCATGTCGCTGTGGCGGTCGAGCAGGGTTCCGTTACCGTCCTTGGGGTAGCTCTTGGCCGTGGCGGGTTTCCACGGCGCCCAGGGGTGGCCGTTGGGGTCGGTTTTGGTTTCGAAGCGGGCGGATACCCGTTCTTCCATGCGCTGGCCGATGGCGTCCATCACCGGGCGCATGTCCTGGCCACGGTGCAGCAGTTCGTTCAGCGCGTCCATGACGCTGCGGCTGTCGATTTCGATGGCGATGGTCATGTCGTTCTCCACAGGCTTGAAACGGCTGTTTTTGCGATTTCCCTGGCGCCTTCCTTGAGAAAGTCCAGGCTGACTTCAAGCAGGATGTCGCCCGCGCTCTTGTGTTCCTGGTCGAGTTTGTCCGGGGATTTGTTGAGCGCGGCAAGCCCCTTCGAGGTCAGGATTGCATTGGCGAAGGCGGATTTGTCCGAAGCTGCGCCGCTGTGCCTGACAAAGCCTTCCTCGGCCAGAAACGCCATCGTTGCGCCGTAAACGCGCAGACGCTTCGCGCGGCGGTTGGCGTCTTCGCCCAGGGTGTCGGCTTCGCGGTCGATCTGCTCGACGCGGATGAAGACCGGCTCCGGGAAGTTCGAGTACAGCCGCGCCAGGATCAGGGCGCAGCCACGGTTGAAGTCTTCGATGTTCTGGCACATGGCCGTTCCTTTCTTGACATCCAATGTAGGTCGGGCACTCCGTGCCCGACAAATTTCGGGTTTGTCGGGCACGGGGTGACCGACCTACATGGCTCCTCAAATTTTGATTTGATTATTGGCAACGGTTGTCCTAGTATTAACCGACGGGCGCGACACGGTGACATTCTCCCGGCCGTAACACGGCAGCGATGCCGGAGTGCTATGTGGGGTTCCCGCCTCGGGCGGATTGGGAGGCCCCTCCGCCCGTACCCTTCTCCATCAATCTCCTGATTTCCCTATCCTAGATCAAAGGTCAAAGGCAAAGGTCAAAGGGGCCAGGCTCACATTCTTTTCCCCGAATGGTATTTAATGTGCCCCAGGCCCCATTGATTTTGATTTGTTGGGCACGGGGTGCCCAACCTACATGGCGGGCACATGGCCGTTCCTTTCTTGACATCCTCACAGCGTTGTCCTATATTCTGACCAAGCCGCACGACGTTTCGGACGTTGGGCCTGGGGGCGCGAAAGCGAATGCATCAGGCAGTGCGGCTGTTTTATTTCAGCTTACTCTTGTGCATTGTAAACGGCACCACAAACATCCTTCTTACTTTGGCAATGACGGTATAAAGATAACCGTCAAAGCTCACTATTCCCTCTATCAGCTTTGTTCCATCGCGCGCCATTGAAGGGTCGCCAATCTTCAATTCTGCCGCGTTGAACAAGTCTTGGAAAAGCGCTATATCATCGGGCGTAATAGCCTCTTGCCCCCGCAGCATCTCGCTTTCCCCCCCGTGTTTTTTGATTGTATGAATAATCCCGTCATGATCCAGCGCAAGCCGTTTTCCGATCAAATCAACACCAAGCAGTGAGGCGCGTGTAATCGCGGCATCCTCAATAGATCCGAGAACATAGGGTTTTTGTTTCGAGCGTGGCTTTTCCAGCGAGGACGAAACGAACTTGATGGCTTCGCTATTGGCTCTTGTGTTTTTCATCCCGCCATTATCCGCAAAATCCTTTTCCGCCTCCTTCCGTATCGGCCCCGCCACCCGCGCCAGCTTGTCCTGCGCCACCTTCTCCAGATTCGCAGCCCGCATCGCGGCCTTGCCGGGATTGTAGTCGAACCCCGGATCGATGCCCTTCGACACCTGCGTGATTTCGCCGGTTTTTTTGTTTTCCCAGCCGATGAACTCTTCGGGCGGCGCGTCCTTGACCAGCGCCTTGCCGGTGGGGGACAGCCCTTTGTCGTATTCCGCCTGGCTCAAGCTGACGATGCGGCAGCGGCAGCGCCAGCCGTTCATCGGGGTGTGGGTGTCCCAGAAGGGATGGCCGACCGGCAGGGTGACGTTGTCCCAGGCGCGGTGGCTGGCGCGGACGCGCTCGTCGCGCTTGGTGACGTAGCGGATGTAGGGGCTGGTGGCGGCGTTGCGCCAGATGCGCTGCCACTGGCCGGCGGCGTAGGCCTGGCGGGTGTTGATGTCGTAAATGAGCTTGAGGCGGTCGGCGTCGAAGGTGGTCAACAGCTTTTCGCCGGTTTTGGGGTCGATGACTTCCTTTTCGCCCCACCAGCCTTCGGTGACCAGAATGTCCTTGATGCCGCGCAGGAAGTCGCGGCGGCCAAGTTCCCCCTTTACGCTTAGCGTAATACCGTCATACATGGCTTGCAGCAGGTCGAGACGGGCCAGGCGCGAGACGGTGAACTGGGCGGCGTGCTCTTCCTGCCACAGGTCGCGCCAGTCGAAGGTGGGCGTCAGGAGGCCTCGGGCCTGCATGTAGGCGACGGCTTCCTCGGGTGGGAGGACGGCGAGCCGGGCGAGGAGATTTGTGGCCATTGTCGATATTTATATTTCGATACCCGCTTCGCCCATCAACCGGGCGGCGAAGGCGGCGCGGGCGAGCCGTTCGGTCAGGGCTGACGGGTCCATCGTTTGCAGGAGCGGCGGCAGCCGGGAAAGGAATTGCTCGGCGGTTTCTCCGGCGGCGTGGGATGCGTCCAGGGCGGCCTGGATCGGGTCGGACATCGGGGAGACGATCTGGCGCCAGTCGCCGGACATCGAGGCCGCGAGGGTGTCGATGGTGTCTAACCCCCCCCCGCCCCTCCTTTGCACGCCCACTCCCCAAGCCCCTCCCCCGCCCGCGCCCGCAGGGGAGGGGGGCGAACCCAGCGTCGGCTCGCCGTCCAGCGCTTCGGGGATGCCGAATTTGTCCAGGGCCCATTTGACGGGGATCGGCGCGTTGACAGAGCGGAGCTTGACGATGTTGTCGGCCAAGGCGACCAGGTCCACCTGTTCGTCGAACCGGATGACGATTTTTGGATAGGTTTTTCGCGGGCCTTTATTGAGGTCCACCAAAGGCCGGACAAAGTCGCGGTTGAGGGTGGCGGCGAGCTGGAAGGTGTCGGAGTGGAGGATGTCGTAGCGCACTTCGGTCAGCGCTTCGGCGCTGCCGGAACCCAGACCGCCGCCGGACTTGCCGTTGTCGGAGGTGCGCATGTAGCCCAGCACCAGCTTGCTGACCTGGTCGTCCAGGTAGCGGGCCAGATTTTCGTAGAGGTCGCCGGAGGCCTTGCCGTTGGCGGCGACGAAGCTCACGTCCATGCTCTTGGGGATGGCGGCGGCGGCATCGGTGCCGATGGCGCGCAGGGCGTCGAGCAGGATCTGGATCTGCGCCGGGTCGGTGATGCCGTCCTCATATTTTCCCAGGCGGATCGGCTGGCCGAAGACTTCGGCGAACACCACCCAGTCCTTGACGGCGTAGTTGGCGAAAAGGAACGACCAGGCCGCCGCGCGCGCCAGCCCGCCCCGGATGGGGATGCCGGATTTGGCGGAGGCGTGGTGAACCAGGAATTTGTAGGGCGGCAGCGGCAGGCCTTCGCCCATGCCTTCTTCGCCGGTGATGGGGTGCATGGCGCCATCGCGCAGGCGCAGGGTGCGCCCGTCCAGGCGCGAGAAGACAAACCAGCGCGGATCTCGCCACTCCAGCCGGGCCGGCATCCACTGCCCGGCGCTGGTGTCCCAGATGATTTCAGAGGCGGAATACCCCTTGCCCAGGGCGTCCATGATGTCGTAGAGCCCCGCCGAGATTACCGGCAGGGCGGACTCGGCCAGGCCGGCATCGGCCTGCTCCTCCGGCGTGCCTCCCGCCGCCTCGACGGCAAGCTCCAGGCCGAGGATGGCGCGCTTGCGGGTGTTGAGGACGGACGCGTAATGGAGATATTTTTCCTCCATTTCTTCCGCCAGGTCCAGGTAGGCCGCCGGATAACCGGATTCCGCAGATAGCAGCAGCTGCGCCAGGCGCTGGGGGGTGAGGCCCGAGGTGGGGTGAGCGCCGAGCACGCGCCGCACGCCGGTCAGGGTGGGGGTGGCCACCTCGGTTTTGAGGAGGGCGGTGTCGATGGGGTTGCCGTAGCGGTCGAGAAGTTTTGCCATGATTTATCCTTTTTAGCGTCTACCCCGGCCCGAAGGGTCGAACCACAGAGACACGGAGCATGTAGGTTGGGCACCCCGTGCCCAACAAATAAATTTGGGTTTGTCGGGCACGGGGTGCCCGACCTACATTGCTCACCATGCCCCAGAACCAAACCGCTGGCCCACGCCAGTCGGCACGCGGTGCAGGGCCATCGGCGCGGAGCCGGATACCGCCGCCATCCACAGCATGTGCAGGGCATCCGGGCCGTCGTCGTGGTCGGCTTTGGGGAAGTGGCGCAGCTGGTCGATGAGGGCGGTCTGGCCCGGATGCAGCTTGATGAGGCCATTGGCCATGTGGGGTTGCAGGGTTTCGATGCGCAGCAGCTTGTCGGCGGATGGGTTGACGGCGCGGGCGGGGACGGGCTTGCCGCGCTGGGCGCTGCGCTTGACCAGCTCGGTGCGGAAAAACTCCTGGAACTGCACCGCCTCCACCACCCACAGGGCGCAGTGCCATTTATCGTGCAAACTGATCACGTCCTCGATGATGCGGTCCGGCAGGCGCTTCTTGATCTGGGCATCCAGCACGTAGAGGATGCCGGTTGTGCGGTCGTAGCCGCCGACCAGGAGCGCGGACGGGTCGCGCGATCCGCCCGCCTTGCCCAGGCTGGGGTCGCAAGCGCCGAAGGTGACCAGTCCGGGCGGAATCTCGGTCCAGAAGCAGGACTCGACCAGGTTGGCAAAGGGGGCGTCGTCGCCCGATATGGGGTCGTTTTGCTGCTCGGAATCGAAAGCGGCGCGGCCATCGCGGGCGCGCTTTACCATCAGGTTGTAGAGGGGTTGGCCGTCCGGCCAGCAGACGATGGCGCCCTCTTCCATCGGATGGGCTTGTAGGAGCGACCTCCCGGTCGCGATCAGCGACCGGGAGGTCGCTCCTACCTCGTCGTAGAACGCCCGCGCCGCCGCCTCGCCCCCGTTCAGCAGGATGCCCTCCCACTGATCCCACAGGTGCATGTTGTCCGGCCAGCGCTCGATGGACTTGAACTTTTTGCTCGACCACAGCGGATTGTCCAGCAGACGGTTGAGCACCGAATCGTAGTGCAGGATGGTGCCGATGATGATGACGTCCATGCTGTCGTCGGCGGGGCCGAGAGAGAGCACGGTTTTGGTGAGCCAGGACTGGAGCTTGTCGCGCTGCTCCGGGCTCCTGACGTTCTCGTCGTTTTCCAGGTCGTCGCCGATCACCAGGTCGGGGCGATGCGGGCCGTGGCGCAGGCCGCGCATCCGCTTGCCGGAGCCGAAGGCCTGTACTTTGGCATCGTTTTTGGTGAGGATGGTGCCGGTCTGCCATACCCGGCCCTGGCCGGTGGCGTCGGGGAAATCCATCATCAGGCGCGGGTTGTATTCCAGCTCGGCCTTGATCGCTTCGAGCATGGGCAGCGCCTGGTCGAGCGCGTCCATCACGATGACCGGGTAATGCTTGCGCCCTGTGACCAGGCACCAGATGACGAAGATTTGAGTGACCAGGGTGGACTTGGCGTTGCCGCGCGGCGCGGCGATGGCCTCGTGGTCGCCGACGCCGTTATCTGCGATCTCCGGCAGGCGCCGGTAAAGAAAGTCGTGCAGCACCGCGTTGGCGTGTTTCACGTAGTGCGGAAAGTAGGTGCGGGCGAAGAATTCCAGGTCGGCATCGGCCAGCTTGCGGCGCTGGCTGCGCTCTATCGGGTCGGCGGCGAAGCCGTCCACTTCGGCCTCGATCTGGCTGCGGTATTCGGCGGCGAGTTGGAGGACGCGCTCGATCAGCCCTTTGCCGGATGCGGGGTGGCTCATGCCAGCAGATCCGCCAGCTTGGGCGCAAACGATTCCAGCGCGGGCAGGATCGCGCTGGCGTCGGCGGCATGGTGCGCCTTGACGTGGGCGAGGAAGCCTTCGATCACCGCCATGCCGACGGCCAGCTTGTTGAGCTTGGGGTCGCCTTTGGCGCCGGCGCTGACGGTTTTGATGTAGGAGTCGGCCAGGCGGGAGAGCGCATCGACCTTGGCCAGCGCCGGGATGTCCGGGTTGGTGCGCAGTTCGTTATGGACGGCTTTCCACGACAGGACAAAATCTTCCATCAGGTCGCCGTGCAGCTCTTTGGCGCCCGCCCCGGACAGCCGCGCAGCCGCTCGCTGGCGGTCCCAGTCGCCTTCATCCCGCCGCCAGCGCATCAGCGTGTGGACGGAGAGCTTGAGCCGGATGGCGATCAGCTCCAGCGCCAGCGCCTCGCGGACATAGAGGTGCCTGGCTGCCTGGCGGGTGGCGAGATCGTGGGCCAAGGTCACAGCCCCATCTTGGCGCGGAGCAGGTCGATGGCCAGCACCATCAGCGCGCCCGCCGAGCCGCCGGAAATCGCTCCGACGATCAGGGCGTTGCGCTTGCCGTTGGCCACGTCCTGCTCCAGCAGCTCCACCGCGACCTCCAGCCGGTCGAGCTTTTCAGTCAGGCCGGACATGGCCAGGGCGTTGGCGTCGATCTTCGCCTCCACCGCGCTGACCTGGGCGCTGATCCGTTTGAGCAGCTTGACCTCTTCAGATTCCATCGTTTTTATCCTTTTTCCCGTCGAGTTTGTCTTGAATCCGTTGGAGCTGGGCGCTGAGCGCCTTGAACTGGTCCAGAATCTTGCCCTCCAGGCCGTCCACTTCGGTGCGCTTGGAATACTCTTCGAGGAGCTTTTCCGTGAGCCTTGAAAGGGCTTCGGACTGCTTGTCCTGCTGGGCTTGCAGCCGGTCCACCCAGCGCCAGCCGAACCCGGCCAGCAACAGCAGGGTGAGGTTCAAGGCGTTGTCGAGGGTAACGAATTCCATCAGCGATGCCCCCCGCCCATCCGCTCGCGCCGCTCCTGACACCCGGCGCAATACAGCACGCCGGGGATAGCCAGGCGGCGC